GACTTCAGCGGTGCGCACGATGGTGTCCGGCGCTTCGGTCTCGATGCGCTTGACGCGCTCGGCCACGCTTTTCAGGTGCGCGTCGGTGCCATCCTTCGGCTGGACTTCCACGCCGGTAAGCTGCTCGCGCGTGAGGGGCGCGGCAGCTGCCGGCTCAGGCTTCGCAGGGGCGGCCTTCTTCTTCTCCGAAGCCAGCGTCGACAGCGCCTCCATCTGCGATCGCACCGCGGCCGCTGCGGCTTCGCCTGGCGCCATGCCCTGACGGCGCAGATCGGCCGCCGCGGCCTGGATGGCGGCGCGGTCCTCTGCAGAGACGTTCTTGCCCAGCTTTCGCAGGCACCCGGTAAGGCTCATTCCAGCACTCCTGTGGTGAGCATCGCCATCGTCATCGCGATCACGCGCCCGTTCTGTTCACGGATAAACACTTCCTGTTCGCTCTCGATGCTCTCGCGGTGCCAGCCGCCGGAAAGTTCGACGGTCTCCGGCGGTTCAACATCCCCCTCGGTGGCCCAGATGTCCCCCCAGATGTCCCCCCAAATGTCGCCCCAGATCTTGAAGGGCATCGATCACACCCGGAACTTGTCGCCGCCCGAGCCGTCGCCGATCAGCGCGATCCCGTTGACCGTCTCCATGTTGGCGTTCACGTTGCCGCCGGTGAAGGCGAGCTGGTCGGTCTTCGCTTGAATCGCGGCGATACCCGCGTTGTCCGGTGCCACCAGCGCGGCCACCGCGGCGCCCACGGTGGTGACGTCACCGGTGGATGCGGGAGCGGCCGGCAGGTTGTCGGTCTTCAGCTTGATCGCCGCGACGCTGGCGTTGTCCGGTGCCGTGTAGCTTCCACTCGCCAGCCTGGTGCTGGTCGCCACGTCGGTGCGCGCGAAGATGGCAGCGAGCCCGACGCTGTTCGAGTCGATCTCCGCCCTGATTGCGGCGGCGGTCGGGGGCGCGGTGTAGCCGGCGCTGGCCAGGCGCGTGCTGACTGCGGCGTCGATGCGCCCAGTGACCACGGCCGTCACACCGACGTCGGCCAGGGCAGTGTCGGCCTCGGCATTCACCTGCGCCGCCGATAGGTCGTTGAAGCCGGTAACGCCCGTCCCCTTGGCCAGGACGATGTTCGTGCCAGCCGTCAGCGTGCGCGTGGCGGCCGCCCAGACGTCAGCAACGAGTGTGCCGAAGGTGGTCAGGGACCGTGCCGCTGTGCTCCACACCTTGTCGGCCGCGCCCTGCGCGAAGTCGCCGGCAGCCTGGATGCTGGAGTCGACCTTGTTGGCCAGGGTGAACGTGAGCTGATCGGTTTTCGCCTTGATCGCGGCCACTTCGGTGTCCACGGCCGCGAGGATGGCCGCTACTTCGGTGTCGAGATAGCCCGCGATGGTGGTGAGCAGGGAGCCGTTGGCTACGGCCTGCGCTTGCAGCGAACTGGTCGGCATCGACGCGGGCAGGTAGGTAGGCGCCGCGTCGAATACGGAGAAGGAGATTCCTCCGAAGGCGTCGCCTGCCGTCGTGTTGTTGTTCGGGCCGCCGTACTTCAGCCCCGTCGCCGCCACCAGCCCCTCCACGCCGTAGGCCATGTCCCATACGGTGGCAGCGCCGGGCGTGACGGCCACCGTGAACTCGGCGTAGAGGCTGGCCGGCGTCGTGGCAGCCGGCGCACCGCAGACGGTGACGTTCGGCACCACGCGGGCAATGACGGAGGCGCCCGACAGAACGCCCAGCAGGATGAACGGGTACGTGGCCGCGCCGTGCAGCGCGCCGCCGCTCATCACCACCTTTACCTTGCCGGACAGCGGCGCCGTGAAGCTCACGCGCAGGTTCGTCGTATCCAGCGCCGTCATCGCCAGGAGCGCAGTCGTGGCCTTGCTGACCGCCGCGCCGCCGGTGGGATCGTAGAAGGCAGAGCCGAGCAGGTTCATGCGCTTCCTCCGGGAATGCGGCGCGCGATCGAGGTGATGCAGCGGTTCATGCCGTCGTACTTGTGTTCGAACTTCCAGTCGTGGGTCGGTGCCGGCGCGGCCTGCACCGTGTTCGACACCTTCACTTCCGGCGCCTTGGGCTCCGCTGCCGGCTTGCGCAGTACGTTCAGCAGCTCCACGATCTGGCCGTGCAGATGCTGCTGGTTGGCATTGCCAGCCTTCAGCTGCTCCTCGATGGCCGACAGTCCGGTGATCAGGTCGAGTTCTTCCATCAGGCCCCCAGGCAGTCGAGAAGTGTTTGCAGGGTGGTGTGGCGCTTGTCGATCAGCTCGATCTCGCGGGCCAGTGCCGCCTCCGCCTTGACCCGCTCCACCTCGGCCCGCACGGCTTCCACCTCGGCGGGATCGGCTGCTTTCGCCGTCCGCGTGGGTGGCACCAGCTCAGGCGGGTTCTTGTCGTAGAAGTCGACGATCTTTCGGGCGACCATTTCAACTCGCGCCGCCGCTTCTGCCGGCCAGGTGTCCGTCGCCCTTGCTTCTGAGTAGGGGGTGGCCAGTTCTTCGAATCGCCGCTCGCCCACCAGGCGCTGCGCCTCCTCGACTGCTTCCACGGTGCGCATCGTGTACGCCCGCGCATCCTGGTTCACGTTGAAGGCGTCGTCCACGTAGGCCGGGTCGAACGGCTTGGCCCCCGGCGTCGGCTCGATCTCGGCGCGCCGGGTCAGGAAGTCCACAGCCTGCGGCGGGACTGCGTCGTGCACGTCCTGGCGGGCGGTAAGGTTCTGCACCATGGCGGCGTCGACGACTTCGTGCGGCACTGCAGGCTCGTGTGGCACCGGCTCGTTTACCGGCGCGCCTGCTGCTTCGGCCGCGCGCCCGGCGCGGATGTTCCTGGCAGCACCGACCGCAGCGAACGGCAGCGGGATCAGCGCCGACAGCATCAGCCCGGTGGGGTCGAAGGGGTCGAACTGCTCGGCGATCTTGTCGTAGCCGGCGTGCTGCAGGATCGACCGGGACAGCGCTTGCTGCGCCATGAAGGCGCCGGGCCCGCCTGCCAGGTACAGGCCCGCGGTTGCTTTCAGCGTGGGCCCAGCCATCGGCAGGTAGGCGCTCGCGGCGTTCATGCCGGCGGTCAGCGCGCCGACCTTCGAGCGTGTGCCGACGTCCACGCCCTGCTCGCGCAACTCCTCGGACTGGGTGAAGCCCTCCTCCAGCGACGCACCGACGATGCCGAAGGGGCCCGCCAGCAGGCCGCCCGCGATCAGCTTGGACACCGGCCGCACGACGCCGAAGATGATCTGCTCGGCCTTGCTCGCGGTGGCTGGATCGGGGCGCTGGTCGCGCGCCACGTTGCGGAAGGACCGGCCGAAACCTTCGGACGTCAAGGCCTCGCCGGAGTCGATTAGTCGCCGACCCTCCGCCGCGCCCTCCCTTGCCGCCTTCTCGCCCACTGCGGCGCGGGCGAAGGGGTCGGACTCCAAACCGATCGCAGAGGCTGCTCCGTAGGCTTTCAGCACGTCCGCCATGGATCCGCCGACTTCCCCGGCCGCCGCCTTCACCGCGCGCCACGGTGCGCCCCACGCGCTGCGGTCGCTTTCCGGCGGCTTCAGTGTCGCCGGCAGCGTGCCCATGGTGCCCAGCGCCTGGTCGACGTCGCCCTGGTACAGGTCGCCCAGCATCACTGCACCCCGATCACGATGGGCCGGTTCGCACCGTTCAGAACCGGTCGGCCGCCGACGATCACCGCGTACTTCCCGGGCCCGGCGTACAGGAGCTGCTGTCCAGGCAGCGTCTTCACGAACTGATCGAGCGGTACGGCCACCCCGCCGGCGCGCACCAGGCCCTCCGGCGCCTGCTTGCGCAGTTCGTCGACCGTCACCGACTTCACCCGCTTTTCCAGCATGTCCTGCGTGACGCCGGCCGGCAGCGGCATCTTGCGGCCGTTGTATTCCACGATGTTGCCGCCCAAGGCAAGGCTCACGGCGCGCGTCAGGTCCTTCTTGCTCAGCTCCCCGCCCTGCTCGGAAGCAATGCCGTGGGCGATCAGCACGGCGGCCTCGCGCGTCTGGTCGGTCAGCGTCTGTGCGGGGAATACGCCGTCCAGCTCCTCGGCAATGTGCGCTGACCAGCCGGAGACCTTCAGATCTGGCTGCTTGGCGCCCTTCGTGCTGGTGCCGTCCAACTTCGCCTGTTGGCCGCGCAGCACGAGCTCGGAGGTGTAGCGGCCCTGCGATGTCTGCATGGTGGAGAAGGCGAACGACAGGGCCAGCGCCTTGTCCTTCTTGTCCATCTGCGCGGCCAGGCCCTGCGCTGCCTGCGGCCCGACTGCCTGGGCGACGGCCGCCACCACGCCAGCGCGCTCCTTCGCTGGCAGCGCGTCCAGCTGCGCCTTGAACTTCGAGGACTCCTCGTCGGTCATGGGCGATACGCGGCGGCCAGCCCACATGCTGACGCGTTCGGCCAACGGCACACGCTCCAGCAGCTGCTGCACCGTGCCCGGCACGCCCTTGCTCAGGTCCAGCGGCCGCAGCTCGGTGATCACCCCGCGCTCCAGGCCCGCGCGCAGGCCGTCCTTCTCCACATCCTGCTCGCTGCCGCGCACGATCTTCTCGATCTGCTCGCGGCGCTTGTCCAGCTCCGGCGAGCGGCCGTTCTTCGCAATCAGGGCGTTCACCTCGTCCAGCATCTGCAGCTGGCGGGGGATCGGCTGCGCGGCGACACCAGCGCCGGCTGCGGCCTGCTGCGCCAGCGCCCGGATCCCGGCGGCGTACGGAGTGCCGGAGGTGGCGGAAAGCGCCCGGTCGATGTATTCCGGAGCCATCACAGTGCCCTTGTCGGCCAGCGACTGGAACACGTTGAACTCGGCCTCGGCCTTCTTCAGCCGGCGCTCCCCTTCGCGCTCGGCGCGCGCAGCCGCTAATTCCGCCTTCTGCAGGTGGTGCATGCGGTAGCTGGAGATCCGGTCGCCCAGCGACGCGCGCTTTTGCGGGTCCAGGTCCGGGAAGCCGCCGGCGATCGCGCGCTCCGCGGCGTCCAGCAGCTTCGGGTCGCTGCGGCCGGCGCTCACCAGCTCGTACGCGGCGGTGAACTGGGTGCCCTCCTTCCAAGTCTGCTTCGCCTTCGCCACTTGTTCCGGGTTCAGGGTGGAGTGCGCGCCCAGCTGGTCGAGCGTGTCCATGGCCTGCTGCGTCGCCTTCACCGGGTCCGCCTTGTACTGGCGCTGCAGGTACTCCAGCGTCTGGGTGATGCCGCTCGTCACATCCTGCCGATTGCGCTGCGTCACCTGCTTGCGCACGCCGTTGGCCAGCTTGGCGGCATCGCCCTGCAACTCCGCGGCCACCAGGGGGCGGATGTGCTCCGGCAAGTCGGTGCCGATGCCCTCCAGCACCTTCGCGGACCGGCTGGCGAACTCGCTTTCCGCCTTCTCCTTCGGCACCGTGCCATCCAGTACGCCCTGGCCGATCTCGTCGTGCAGGTCGGCCAGCTTGTCCTTCGTGCCGTTCAGCGTGGTGATCATCTTGGCGCGATCGGCTGCCGCCTTGATCTCCTTCTGCTGGCGCAGCTCCTCGGCTTCAACCTTCTCGCGGCGGCGCATTTCCTCGTCGCGCTCCTTCAGTTGCAGGCGGGTGTTGGCCTCTGCGCCGTCGATCACGACGTTCTGTGCAATCTGCCCTGTGCGCTGGGCCGCATCGCCAATGGGGTTGCCGCGTGGCAGGTCCGCCAGCTGGGGCGAGCGTGCGACGGTGTTGCCGAAGTTGCCGGTCGGGATTTGCATCGTGGTCTACCTGTAGATCGTGGGCTCGCGGGTCTCCACGGGCGCGGGCGCCTGCGTGCCGCTGAAGCCCGGGCCGGCAGTGCGCCAGCCGTTGGCGCGCATGCCCTGGTACGTGCCGCCCAAGGCGGTGCCGGCCGCGTTCACATAGCCGGCCGTGGCCCGCATGCTGCCGTCCAGGCGCAACATTGCGGCGCCGACCTGCATGCCCCGCCCGCGGCGGTTGCCCTCCAGCAACGCCTGGAACGCGTCATGCTCCACGTCCTGCCGGATATGGCCTTCCACCTCGCCAGCGCTGCCCTCGCCCACCACCACACCGGAGGCGGCATAGGCGGCGTTCGCCTGACCTACTTGGCGCCGGCCAGCGCGCCGGATGATCTCGGCGGTCTTCAGGGCGTTCTCCTGCTCCACCTGCGCGAGATACTCCTGCTGCCCGGCCATCAGCTCGGCTTGCTTCTCGGCGTACCGGCCGGCTTGGATCTGATTGAAGGCGTTCGTGAACGACGTGGCGACGGATACGTAAGACACTCTGGCTCCTTCAGTCGTTGACCTGGAATTTGCGCACCACGGACAGCAGGTGCATGGGAAGCGGCTGGTCCTGCACGATGGAGAACTCTGACTTGCCGCGCTCCCAGCCGAGGGTTTCGATGCGAACGGAGCCAGTGAAGGGCTCGGGCGGCTGGTCCAGGATCTCGGGCCCGAAGCGCCGGAACGGCACCTCTTGCTCGACGCCCTCACCGTCGAACACCTGCGCGCCAATCGTGTCGAGGAAGCGCATCGTGATCTCGCTTGTGCGCATGCTGTTGCCTTGGGCCGTGCCGGTGCCAGTGCCGACTTCCGGCGACAGCAGACCGATCTCAGTGCGAAAGTGCAGGCCGATCAGCGTGCGGTAGGAGGCCCGTGTCAGCGTCACGTTGCCGGACGCGGGGACCAGCTGCTGCGGCATGACAGCACCGTCGGCCACGATGTCGACCGTCTTGCCGATCAGGTGCGGCACGTTGAACACCGTCTGCCCGCCAGCGTTGTCGAAGGATTGGCCGCAGTCCACCGTGTAGCCGTAGACCTTGACGGCAGGCGCCGGCGGGTAGCCGGTGTAGGCAGCGCCCGGCAGCATGGGCTCCCAGGTGTCGTCCAGGATCTCGATGTAGCGCACCGTGGCGCCGTTGACCGTGCGCTTCACGATCAGCCAGGTCTCCTCGCTGTCGCCGTTCGGGATGGTCGCAACGGATTCGACGGCGCCGTCGGTGAACTGTTCGGCCCAGGCCACCACCGATTGATCGCGGTCCAGCGTGCACGCCAGCAGCGCGCCGTCTCCGCGTCCGGCCCAGATGGTCTGATCCGGCTCCTGCTGGTAGGCCAGTGTCTCGATGCCGCCTCCCGCGGTGATGTGCTCGGCCAGCACCGTCAGGTCAGGCGCGATGTAGCCGTCCTGTTCGTAACGGTAGCCAAGCGCGCGCAACTTCCGGCCCGCGCGCTGCACGAAGACGGATTCCTTGCCCACCGTGATCGGCCGTACGCCCCTTGATCCGTGCGCCGACTCGGGCCGCACGCGGACGTTCGTCGGTGTGATCGGCTTTTCCACGCCCCCCTGCACCGAGAACTCGCCGCCGTAGGTGTGCACGACCAGGTTGCGCAGCGAAGTCACATAGATGATCGGGTTCACCTCGTCCGACGAGATGGTGAAGCTGTAGGAGTCGTCGTCGTTCGTGCCCTTGGTGAAGTCCAGGTATTCCGCCGTGCGCGAGCCCCACAGGGTCTGAGGATATTTCTCGGTTCCGGCGGCGATCAGGCGCTGCTCGTGCAGGGTGACTGTGCGTGGGAAGCCATTGGCCACCGACCACACCGAAGACTCCAAGGACCAGGCCAAGGGCGGCGCGGCGACGGTGAAGCTGAGCGCGGTAATGATGGTCGCCCGCGCCACGCTCGCCGACGTCAGCGCATCAATACGCACGAGGCCGCCATTAATTCGCACAAAGCTGTCGATGTCCTCGGTGCGCCAGGTGTCCGCCGTGATGCCATAGCCTCCTTCGTTGTGCGTGAGGGAGGTGAAGTCGAAACCGGTGTCCACGGTCGCATCCACGTGCGTCGGATCCGTGTAGACGGTGATGGTGGCGATGCCGTCGCCGGCGAAGATCTTCTTCCCGACGTCGCCAACCACGAAGATCGCTGCCGACGCGGTCACGGTGATGGCGCCGGTCAAAGCGGAAAGCGTGAGGTTGGCCGCTCGGGTCCTCGATCCGTACAGGTCGACTGTGGCGGCGACCGGCTCCGCGATGGATGGCCGCACCAGCGCCTGCGGCGACACGTCCAGGTACCAGTCGCCCGAGGCCAGCGCCACGCCTGAGAAGGCGACGCTGATGTCGATGGTTACGACCGTGGGCGACGTGTAGCCAACCACTTCGCCGACACCTGCGCCGCTCAGAAGGAACCGGCCCACGTCGGTCGGCAGGAAGACGCCGACGCTGGCGGTGGCAGTGCGGCCTGCCCCCACCGTCGCCAAGGACAGTGTGACATCGGCGGCCAGGTAGTGCCCCTGCTCCTCGAAAGGGGTGGTCGTGAATGACGCCAGCGATAGGTCGAAGGAGGTGGGCGAGAAGCGGCGCAGCCGCCGAATCCGCTTGCTCGGGTGCGCGATGAACATCGTGTCGGCGCCCTGCGCATAGTCGATCTCGTCCAGATCCGCCTCGTTGTAGGTGGTCGCCAGTTCGACGCCGGTGTAGGTGCCGCCAGCGGCGTACACCCGCAGATAGTTGTCACCCACCTCCAGCATGTACGCGGCATCGCGGCTCACGACGAATGGGATCAAGCGGGAGCGCTGGGCGTTGATCTTGGTGCCGGCGGCGTAACGGGTGCCTGGCCTGCGCTTGGCGCCGCCGTGAACCAAGGCGATGGCGTTGGTCAGCTTGCGCGCGGCGTTGCTGTACCGCTCGATGTCCGTGCGGCCCACCAGGCGCGGGCTGATCTCGCCGGCGGTGAAGTTGGTCTGTACCAGGCTGACGCGGGACATCGCTTAGCGCCTCCAGCTGCCGCTGCCGCCGAAGCGGGCATTCAGGAGCGGCGAGTCGCCGAACTGCTCCGGGGTCTCATCCTGACCGTCCACGGAGCGCGCCTTCTTCAGCACCTTCTCGCAGGCCTTCTCCACCAGGTCTTCCAGGCTGGCGGACTGCGTGATCGGGTAGGCCAGCGCTGCCTTCATGGACTGCGTCACCCCCCACACCAGCATGTCGTCCCACGTGGCCGGGTTCTCGTTGCGCCAGATGTAGCGCAGGTAGGCCGGGTTCTCGTCGCACATCAGCTTGCCGCTCTCGATCTTGAACGCCGCCTCCGCGCCGGCTTCACCCACGGCCAGTACGCGCATGAAGTCGCTCGGCAGGGTGAACTGGAAGGCCCAGTCGAAGGCGGGGGTCTCGGTGTCCGGCGCCAGGGCGACCCGCTTCACCGCACAGTTCCACGGATGCGAGCGCAGCAGGTAGTTGCGCACCATCGGGTAGAGGTTGCTGGCCGCGCGTGCCCGGTCATTGGCCTCGTCCAGGCTGTTGATCGGCTGCGATCCCAGCAGGAGCAGCGCGTTGGAGCAGATGCTGACTTCGGAGGCGGCCATCGATTCAGTCCTTCAATGAAAAACGGGGAGCCGTTGGGCTCCCCGATCAACAAGCACCCCGGGGAGGGGTGCCAGGAGACATCAGTCGCACACGTACGCGATGCGCAGCGTGATCACCTGGCCGACCAGCAGCGTGCCGCCGGCCACCGTGGAGATCAGCGTGCAGTCGTCGGTCGCGGACACGAAGGCATTGGCCACGCTGGCGGTGTCGTCCGAGGTTTCGAACGACGCGCCGGACGCGGACTGGGCGTTCGGTACCGCGGTGCCGGCCGCGTTGACGGCGGTGGCCGCCAGGTGCCGCGCCGCGCTGGCGTTGTCGCCCAGGTTGAGCGTGGTGGCCGCAGTGCCAGCAGCGAAGCTGAGCGAGCTGAGGTGCCCCAGCACGCGGGCGCGCACCGGAAGCTTCCCCCAGACGATCTTGTCGCCGATGGGAACGACGCCGGCCACGGTGTAGGTGGCCTCGAACAGTCGGATGCGGCCGCCCTGCTTGTTGGCCTTGACCCGGGTGGCCGGGGCATTGCCATACATCGGGCCGTTGAGCGTGGTCTGCTCGGTGGAGTAGACCGTGGCACACAGCAGCAGGCCCTGGCGGGCCATGTAGCCGGTGACGCTGTCGTGCGCCTTCTGGGCGACACCGACCACCACGGCTTGGACCGTGGAGGCGATGGCGCCCATGGCAGCGACGCAGAGCGCCGCCAGTGCGAGGAGGGACTTTTTCATCTCGATTCCTTGGTAGTTGCGGGGTTGTGCTCTGTGCCGATCAGGCGCAGGCGATCTCCACGACGCCCTCGTCCTCGAGGCGGGTGGCGCCGATGGACATGTCGGCGAAGACCTGCCAGGCGTTGTTCTTGTCCGGGCGGCGGTCTACGGACGTGTTGATGTCCTGGCCGATGCCCAGCGCCACGCAGCTCTTCGCCCACGCGACCGCGTAGCCGGTGGTGGCGGTGCCGTCCGTGACCACGCGTTGCGTGCGCACGAACTTGAAGCCCAGGAACGTGTCGATGGTGCCGTTGGCCAGCGCCTTCACCGAGTTGTAGTCGACCGACTTGATCTCGGTCGTGCCGTACAGGTTGGTGAGCATCTTGGCGTTGACCACCATGACGCGCGAGGGCGTGCCACCTTGGCCGTCAGCGTCCATGCTGGCGTCGTCGTCCACCTCGTTGGTGTCGAGGATTTCCTTGGTCGTCAGCAGCTTGGCCAGCGTCAGCGAGGTGCCGCCGACGGCAACCTTCTGCGCGGCGGGCAGCGCCACCAGGCTGGTGTTGCTGCGCGCGTTGCCGCGGGCGGCGCCCAGGATGATGTCGTCCATCTGGCGGTTCAGCGCGGCGTTCGCCAGCGCGGCGTAGCCTTGCGACGGAT